GTGTTCTCTCACAACGTGATGTCTGGTTGTTCGAAGGTTATCTAATAGAGACTGGGGGAGATGAGTCCGTAATCCAGGTCCAGTATCTTAGAGACAGCCTTGCAAGAATGGAAGGAGTTGAACGGAGCGGTGGCAATCTCGTCGTCCATGACACCGATCTCTCCGGCTGTTAGCCGGTAGCGTCGGTAGACGTCAGTGGAGTAAAAGGTCGCAGCACTGGTTGTGCCCACCCGATATTCGAGTAGACGGCCAATCCGCTTGTTTACTTGTTTGTCAAGTCGTTTTGCAACTCCTGCGACCACATGCTTTTTGCGGTCGACGAAGGGGAAGGAACTATGGGGATACAATCCCTGGAGCAGGCCACGGTCGAAGGCTCGACATCGATCCAAGAAAGGGACTTTTGCCCTCCCTGGTACATCGCCCTTAGCCGTGCCGATTGTGCGTAACAACACTCCGAGGTTCATCAGGGGTCGGTACACACCATGTACGTCCCGGACTGGAGAATGCTTGAGAAATTGCAGATCTTCAAGAATCTTACATTTCGTTAGCGTGACGATGTAGCCCGCAGCCTTGGCCGCGCGGATAATGTCCTCGGGTGATCGTGCTCCACAATCGATGATGGATTTGCCTATGAGGATGTTGGCCAGGTTATTGATCGTCGTAGTGATCGTACTGCCAGAGTAGAGAGTTGGTTCGTTGCCTTTCCGCTTGAAAAGAGCATACCGTTTCCCAGGTCCACGGGCTGGTCTTGATAAATCGTAGACGCGCATGGGCACTCGGAGTTGGTTGACTAAAACTCTCAGATTCTCGGCTGCCGGTCCGCGTGCAAGATTAACGAAGGCATGGAACAACATTGCGGTGTGACTAGCGTCACACGACTGAATGTCCATGTTATACCTAAGAATCTCGTCACCGGTGCGTATGGCAACACAAGAATCGTCAGAGAAGTATGCCATGTATACCCGCTTGGTGGGTTGGCGTAACTCCTCGAACACACTCTGTAGGTCATCGTGATTTGGTTTAGCGCAGAAGTGGAGCACACCATCTTTGTGGTGTATGTCCTCCTCCATTGCCTGCTTCAAATACTTAGTGACCATGAAACCTTGCAGGCTAGCTGGGACTTTAAGGTCGCCGATCATCCTCGGCTCCTTCCCTGGCTTTGCCCACTCATCCTTCTTGAGTTTGTAAGTGACGTACTCACACCAAAGTGGTGCGCTCATGTCCCCCGTCTCAAAAAGCTCTTTCCATGCTTGCTCGCGCAAGCTCCTTTTGGCGTGCGGATCGTCGTAGTGATCCTCCGCTTCCACGAGAAAGCCTCGGAAGTTGTCCAGGGTTTTAGCGTACATCATCCTCAGGTCGGTGAGGAAGCCTTGCGATTGGCTAATGAATTGATGCTGGTTCTGCTTGTACTCTTTCGCAGTTGCCAATGAACCCCCTGTGGCGCGAAAAACGCGTCTCAAGGCGAGACTAACACTGTTGTTACTCGATTCATAGATAATGCCACTGTGATAAAAGCCCCCGTAACGAGTTCTGTACGTTGAGTCCAGACGCATCGACCTTTTGATCATCCGCAATTCTGGTTCCTCATCATAGAGTAACTCTCCCTTTTTCTCGTCCCACCATTCTTGCCCCCGTAGGCACTTCCACTGTTGATTGTATATGTATACTTTCTCTAGTGACTCAGCTTGGCACCTGCCGGTGCCTACGAGGAAAGGGTCTCTACTCTCACCTATGATGGGGAGGAGACCCGCGTCCGAAAATCCAGCTGTCCAGTGGGTCGCGATCTAGCGACCATGATGGCTACAAGGATGCACATGTTCACAATGTGCAACCGAGTGTTTGTCATCAGGCTGGGGCTGTTTGCGATTTCTCTACCTGGGTAAAGTTTCACCACCTCGGATAGGATGTGGCCGCTGGAAGTCTCTACTGTCCGTGATATCTTGCCGTCCTCCGAGACAAATGAGGCGGTGTTCAGTTTTGGGTCAAGCATGACTTGCTTGGCAATGAACTGGTCTACTGGAGCTTCGATGAAGTGAGAGTAGAGGAGTTGTAGTTGCGAAATGACCTGCGCGCTGGGCGTCTCCTGCCAGTACACTTTGTGCTGGCCTGCCTCGCGTCGCGATTTTGATGAAGTCAGACCGAGGGTGTTGGCGGCGTGAAATTCATAAGTGTTGGTGAAAAGGTTCGTAAACTCGGTGTCTGTAGCCACTTGTATGGCGTCCAAACCAGGGAGGTACCCTAACAGTGAGATGAGTCTGCCCTTCAAGGTTTTCTCAGACGCACCGTCAGCCCCTGCGAGGAAGATCTTGACTTTTGCAGTTTCAGCCAAGGGTTCATCAATCTTCTTCTCCTCGTCTTCTGGCCCTTCTTCGTCGCCTTCGTCATCATCAGTGCCTGAATCTGAGCCCGGCTCGTCGTCCTCGTCGTCCTCATCATCGTCCGATGAGTCGCTTGAGTCTTCGGAACTGTCGTCCCGGAAATTGTCACTCCTGTACAGGTTCTGGACCTGTGTGAGCCTCATGAGCTCGTCAGGAGTGACATCTTGTGGTCGGTTGGTTCGTGCTGAACTTGTTTCTGCCACCGGTGTGTCGGCGACCGCACCCCCTGGTCCTGTAAGGGGGGTGGTACCCATTGAAGGGTTTAATGTCACGAATCCTACCTTCTCCTCTGCGGAGAGTGATGAAGCCTGAAAACACTGCTTCGTTGCCTGCCCGCATGTACCGAAGGTCACGTCGAAATCCTCAGGTGAACCAGCCGTGCCGAAAAGATCGACGACAGCGGATAGGTCCACGTTGCTGGAACGAACCAGCTCACCGGGAACAGGTGAGTCGATTTGAACCGCGTCGAGATCAAGGTAGAACTGACGTTCCGCACGCCTCTCCTTCTCAGCCCGCTGAGTCTTCAGCTGGTACTTAGTAGGGGCGTTGTGCTTTTCCTCGATCTCGTCTTTCAGATCTGCGTCGGCCAACAAGCGGGCATCCCAATGATCAGCAGGTGCATGGAAGCAGTGTGCATGATCAAGGTTACCGCAATCCTTGTTCTTCAGTGCGATGTAGCAGCGCTTGAACTTTGGAATGTTGGGACGTTTCTTCTTCTTTCCTTCTTTTTTCTTCTCTTTCTTTTCCTTCTCTTTGAGGCGACGTTGAGCCTCGGTGAGTGGAGGTCGGGCATGGTAATGGCCAAGTACCTGACAGTCAACCGCGTTACAGCAGACGGCGTTGTCAAGGCACTCATCCTTGCCCTTCCTAGAGGGTGTTTTCTGTTCGTCTTGTGTCATACCGCCCGGAACCTTACCGCACCCACAAGTGGGTTTGGATGGACGTTCCCCGGTTACGGTCTGACACATTCTGCACTTCTCAAAAATTTCGGGGTCTATGTAATAATAGGCCTGCAATCTTGAGCACACATTCGGGTGTAACCTAGTTGTCTTTCCAACAGTCCGAAGATCCTCTCACCCGAGTCACTTCATTGCCAGGCCTTGCTTACAAGCCCTGCTAGTTGATTTCCTTGAGATTCGTAGTCGTTCAGTCTTTTCAGATATGAACTACGCAGTTAGGCCACAGTCGAAACTGTCTGGCTGGCCGAATGCCCGAGACATCAGAAGTAAGGGGGAGCAAAGGGGAACACTAGTGACTTTCCGCGCAAGGCGTACTAATTTAGCATGCATTTAACTCTACCAGATACGGGATGATGGAACTACCAGAGCACCACGTCGCATCCTTAACTCCCTACCGCATTACCCTCGAACACAACTGTCCCCTCTCAATTCGCCAAAAAGCAGCATTGCTCTCCGCACGGGGGTTGTGGTACATTTGCCGTTTAAGGCTTAACTCTATTTGTATACCGCGGGGGGGCGCGGTCGCGTGGCTTTCTGCCGATATGAGAGCCCCGTGAGGGGGGCTCTCAACGCGTTGACGTTAACAGTTTCACGATCGATGACTGGATCGCGTTGCACAAGTGGGTAACGCACCCTGGTGCTAACCCGAAGGTGGGCTCTTCTTCCGGTGTATGTCAGGAAGGATGACGGCGCATTTTGTGATCGCTGGCGAGGCGAGAGTGCGGGGCAGCATGGTGTTCTTCAGCAAGAACACCGGTCTCAGTCTAAGACCACCGGGGGGGGAGTGGGAGTTGTGAAATCATCTGTCACACAGCTCAATGATGTTAATAACCATCATAGCCAAGGCGCTGGCCAACTTGGCGGCGCGGACCGTAAAACATCTTAGCTCCTGCCAAGACGGTCTTCGTGGCTTGATACGCTCCAGAAAGGACCTGCCGGGTGTTGAAGCCGGTGGGTAAGGAGTCGAGTGCCTTGCGCCAAGTCGTCCCGTCGTTGAGCGCGACGGGTGGCGCGTGAGAGAGGCCAGACACGGGTTTCGGTCGCCACTCAATGTTCTTCAGTAGACTAATGGACATTGGGGCGGGTGAAGTCGTGACGTCGACACCTCTCCAGGCGAGGCCGTAGAAGGTGGGCTGTTGCGCCTTGGCGATGGTGGACGCGTAGCTAACCTTACCTTCTTCGACGAAGATGGCGTGTTCGTCTTCCGTGCGGAACTTGGAGGACGAAGGGGTGGGGATGGATAGTGTTCGAACAGTATCGACTCCAAGGCGTTGGTACGTCGTGGCATAATTGAAGAGGTCGTTGACGTTCATAGTGCCATTCAGTGTGGGTGCCGTTTCCGTCCCGCCATCAAGTATGGCATCAAGCGGGATGGATTCAAGAAAGGCAAGCTCTCCTGAGGAGTTTACGATGGAACCGGTGTACGTGAGCTCAATGCAAGAGGACAGTGTCCGTACATCTTGCACGAGCTGCGACTCAAGCAACGCTGCTGCTGGGTCGGTACCGGTGTGGGCTGTTGGTGAGGGTTCGCCTTGGTTGTCGAAGGCGAGCAGCTGACTGCCGTATGGCCGTGCGATGTTGTTGCGTGGCTTGAGGCTTGGGCTGGCTGAGGACCAGGTGAACACGTTGGCGGTGCCCGTCATCGCCAGACCG